TAAAAGGAATATTTAAAAATTTATTATCTTTCTTTAAGAATAATTGGAATTTATTTGAAACTTTAAGAGATGTATTTGTAGGAGCTTTAACAAAAGCTAAGGATTTTATTTGGCCTAAGTTAAAAGAGTTTGGTAAAGGTTTTATCGAAACTATGACTACGGTTATTAAAACCGGAGCCGGAGTTGTATTAGAGGGCGTTAAGTTTGTATTTAATAAAGTCATAGATAAGATTAACGGTTTTATTAACGATCTAAATAGTGGATTAGCTTTTAGTTTTTTTGGTATCGATATAGACCCGCCCGATATACCGAATATACCGAGGTTGGCTAAAGGTGGTATTGTAACTAAGCCCACTATCGCACAAATTGGCGAAGAGGGGGCGGAGGCTATTATACCTTTACCGTCGGGAGTTGGCGGCGGACTTGGCCTAGGTGGTAATAACTACAATATAACCGTAAACGCCGGTATTGGTACAGACGGAGCAGACGTAGGCCGATTAATAGTCGAGCAGATAGAAAAATATAATAGACGTAATCTAAGGATTGTATAAATGGCACAACCTACGGTTAGAGTTAGGCTAGGTTTTACTCCAAATACCTTTACGTTAGATGATCTCGTTAGAGGTGTACTAGATGTTGGGCAACTTGGAGGAGCCGTAACCTTAACCGATGTAACCGCAGACGTACAAAACATCGCTATAAGTCGTGGTAGATCTAAAGATTTAGATAGCTTTTTTACGGGTAGTTGTGCTATTAAATTATTAAATAACTCTAGAAAATACGAAAATACTAATACAAGTAGCCCTTACTATCCCGGTATTGAGCCTTTTATCGTTATGCACGTCGACGCTACTACGGACGGAGGATCTACATACGAAGATTTATTTGTAGGTTTTGTAGCAGACATACAACTAACTTACCCGGATAGTAATAACTCTTTCGCTACTTTTACCGGTTTTGATAGTTTTATGAAGATCAATAATACGGAATTAGTTAACGCTAGTTTTAGTAGTACCGATAGCGGAACTATGATCAATAATATTTTAAGTAGTAGTACAGTAAAATTTAGTACCGGAAATAGAGATATTGAAACCGGAGTAAGCACTATGCAAGCTATTAGCGGTACAACAGATAATACACTTAGTTTATTACAGACTATAGAACGTAGCGAAAACGGACTTTTATTTATGTCTAAAAGCGGTAAATTAACGTTTAGAAATAGACATACTACTTACCCAAGTACAGTAACTAAAACGTTTAGCGATGACGGTAGCGATATACCATACGTTAAAGTAGATTATATAAACGACGATAACGAGATCTATAATATTATAAACTTAACTCGTGAGGGTGGATCTACACAAACACAAGAAGATATAGGATCACAAATTAAATACTTAATACGTACATTAACTAGATCCGGTCTTCTAAATGATAATGACGAAGAAGTTAACGACGCTGCTTTATTTTTATTAGGTAAATATAAAGACGCTTTATTACGTTTTGATAATTTAGAAGTAAACGTAGTAGATCTAAATACTTCTAATCAAAACTTGATCCTAGAAAGTGAAGTAGGAGATATTGTAAATATTGAGTTAACACCTCCGGGTAGTGGTAGCCCTAGTCAAATAGTTAGTTTAGAAGTATTAGACGCTATAAGTTACAGTATTACACCCGATACCTTTAAAGTATCATATAAATTAAGTAGCGCTAACCAACAAGCCTTTTTAAGACTAGATAACGCTTTATTTGGAATATTAGATACAGATAAGTTAGGTTATTAATGACATATAGCCTTAAAAAACAACAAGAAAGGATAAACTAAAACTATGCCTAGTGGATTTAAAACTTTCGCTACCGGAGAAGTATTAACGGCGAGCGATGTAAACAATTATTTAATGGAGCAAAGTATTTGCGTATTTTTGGACGGTACCGCACGGGACGCCGCAATTACAAGCCCGGAAGACGGCCAATTCGTATTTTTAACCGGATCTACAACACTTCAATTTTATAACTCCGGTTGGACGAACTTTATAGGCGAGGGCGATATTACCGGAGTAACCGCCGGCGACGGACTATCCGGAGGTGGTACAAGTGGCGCCGTAACTTTAGATTTAGATTTAAACGAATTAACCGGAGCAACCGTAGACGTTGCTAGTGATAGTATCGCTATAGTAGACGCTACCGATAACTCTTCAAAAAAAGAAAGTATAGCCGATCTCGTAAGTGAAATTACCGGATCTAACTTAACTGCAACTAGCGGAGTTATTGCCTTAGATATAGACGCCGAAGTAGATTTTAACGACCAAACCGCTAAAGAAATAGTTATAAAAGATTATGCAGAAACCGACCAAAGTTTATCTAGTACGAGCGGGGTAGTAGCTATAGATTTAGCTAACGGAAATACCGGGACTTTAACACTTACCGAAAACGTTACCGATATAGATTTTACGAACGTACCTACTAACGGATTAAGTACTTTTACAGTACAAATAACCCAAGACGCCTCTAGTGCTTATACAGTTGCAATTAATGCTATTACCGTTAATGGTGGTGGCGATGTTACGGGTAAAACTGCGGGAGGAGCCGGTTTTACAATGTCATCGACATTAAGCGGTATTGATCTAGTAACATTTTTATTTATTGACGCAGGTACACCACTTTTAAACGCTTTACAAGATTTTAGTTAAGGAGGTTAGTTATGGCGCCTTTAGGAGCTGCTAGATTTAATTTACTAGGTGGAGTAGCAGGCGAAAACCCGGCGATGACTTTAATAGAATATCAATCTGTAAGCTCGGTTACTTCGGTAAGTTTTAATAGTATAGATGAAAGTACTTACGATTATCACTTATTAACTTGGACAGATATTGATAGCGGTATTAGAGATGATTTAAACTATTGGCGTATGAGAGTAAAAGTTGGTGGAACTAATCAAGGTAGCCCATATATTAATTTTGGTATGGCTCAAAGTTGGGGTAGTAATGCTGCTAAAAGTTATAAAGAATTATACCAATATAGAAATACAGACGGTTATGTACACTTAGCTAGTACTCATAGAGGTTGGGGAGATAATGTAACAAGTGTAGATAGCTCTTTAAATGGTTACGCCGTAATAAGTAAAGGGGGCGATAATAATTTTACTACAGGTATTCAATCTTCAGCAATAGGACAAAGCTACGCCTCGGGGTCAACTCCATATATATTAACTGCACATTATAAAAGTACTAATGTAGTAAATGGTTTATATATTTATATGTCGGGATATAGTTTTAGCGGTAAATTAGGTTTATACGGATATAATTAATTATGGCAGAACATTACTTAAAAATTGCTAACGAAAGCGCTACTAATGTATCTAGCCTTAGTGTAACTAATTGCTTTACCGCAGATTATACCTTGTACGATATTAGATATAGTGTTACTCGCCCTAGTGGAAGTGGTGCAGCTACTTTAGTAACAAGATTATTAGATAATACGAATACCGAAATTTCTAGTAATGATTATGAAAGTGGACAATTTAGAAAGTTATATGTAAATACAGGATTAGAAACAAGCAGAACTACAGGCGTAAATTATTTAACTTATTTAGGTTTTTTAAATGTAGATAGTGATAACATACACGGCACTTTATCTTTAGCTAACCCTTACGAAAACGATAGATATACTTTAGGTTATTTATCTAACAATAGTAGAGGTATGGATAGCGATAATAATTGGCGTGCTTATATTGGTTACGTTGGATTAAAACTTAATACTTCTGCTACAGGAATAAAGTTTTATACTAATACAGATACTATGAATTTTAATGTACAAATATCAGCATATAAGGCAGGGTAAAAAATGGCAGAGTTAAATTTAGTTTCAAGCACTACAGTAACTTCTAATGTTGCTAGCGTATCATTAACAGGGATAGACGCTACTTATGATATTTATAGAATAATTGTATTTAATGCTAGACCCGATAATGTCGCTGGTAATAGTTGGCAAGCTCGTTGGCTAGTAAGCGGTAGCCCCGAAACAGGAAACAGTTATTATACACAATGGTATAGATTTAGATATACTAGCGTGGAAAACGATCTTTTATACGGTGGTTTAGCTACGGACTATAGATATAGCGGTAATACCGTAATTTACTTAGGCGACGGCTCGGGCGATACTAACGAGTGTTTTAATTCAAAAATAGATTTATATAAAGCATACGATAGCGATAGCGAAGGTAGATTAGGTATAGAAAGTATAGCCACTAACTCCGGTGGTAACCCCTTAGTAGCTAAAGGTGGAAGTTATCGTAAAGCAAAACAACAATATAACGGACTTCAAATATTTTGTAGTGGCTACAACATAGCTAGCGGTACGTTTAGTTTATATGGTTATAATGAAACAGTATAGGAGAAAATAATAAATGGCGACTTTAGAAGAAATACAAGAAGAAGTAAGATCGGAAGTAGAATTAGAAAAACCGTTACAAAAGTCTATAGACGGTGTTGTAATGGATTTAGACGATAACGATTACGAGCAATTAATTATAGATAGAGCAGACGCTCGTTATGATATTCAACAAAACGGTTGGATAGAAGATAGATTACAAGCCTATGGAAGTTGGCAACAACAATTAGATATGATTTATTGGGACGGCGTTAACGGTACTACTACTTGGGCAGATCATATAGCCGAAGTAAAAGCTAATAACCCTAAACCTACATAATTGACCGAACTTCAAAAAATGCGCCTAATAGCGTTAGAGCGCGCCGGTAATAAATGCGAGTGGCCGGAGTGTACTAATTACGATCAATGGTTAGAAATGGCGCATATACACGATATAGGTATGGGCGGTAACCCTAAACGTAAATACGATATAAATAACGTAGCGATGTTATGTAAATTACACCACGATATTTACGACGGTCGCACTATATCACTATCAAAAAAGGAGTGGCGCATACTGCTAAAATCGTATTTAGATTATGAGCGACAACAATAACTACACTCAAAAGGAAATGACGGCTAAAATTATGCTAGATATTGAAAAGATTTTTAATAAATTAGACGAATTACAAAAAGATATTAACACGAGGCCAACGAGAGCAGAAATATACGGGTGGATCATCGCCGGGATTTCTATAGCTACACTTGTAAACGTTTTAATGTAATGAAAATAGATTTTAAAACGCTTACACCAATTTTAATAACTGCTCTTATAGGGGTTATTGGGTGGTTGTTTAATACAATAGAAGAGTTACAAATAGCTCATAGCTCTATGATGACCCAACTTCGCATATTAGAAAAAGATTTAGATATGCAAGAAAGTTTATTTAGCGAACTTTTATTTAAAATAAGCGGATAAAATATTTTTATGGACGTTTTATTATTAATAGTTACAGTAATAGGAGTTAACTATCTAGCGTGGTGGTTAATAAAGAAAGATAAGATATAACTATGTGCAAAGTATATAAAAAAGACAACGGATCTTTCGTACAAGTATGTAACTGCAAGCACGGGAGCGAGAATTGCGAGAATAATAAATAATGGATTATATTTTAGGATTTTTATTAGGATTTTTTTTAAAAGATATTGTTAACTTTATTAAAAGAGTAAGCCAAGAAGATTGGTCTAACCGAAATTACTACGATAGATCTTACAAGTGGTTAGATCTAGACGAAGACGATTTACCTTAAAACGTTTAAAATGTCGTAAAAGACGTTTATAATAGCTTATAAGTTATACAGAAACGGGGCTATTAAATGACAAATATAGATCTAGATACTTTCGTAAAGGGTAAAATAAAAGCACACCCTAGAAAATTCGAGGTTAGATACCCGAACGAAACCGAAACTATCATAAAATTACTCAAACAAGCAATAGAAAAAGCTAAAGATCCTTTAGCTTATCGATACAACTACTTAACGATAGCCGAATATTGCCAAGAGGTATTAGGTTACAATATGGTTAGCGAGGACGGATTACGCAAGATTATTGCACGTATCGCTAAGGAAAATGGTTGCGAGTTATGAATTTAGACGAGTTTGTAGAAAGTAGGAAAGACGTACCGACTACTAACGGTAAAAAAATAAAACCTAGTGGCGATTGGATCCCCGGTATTGAAATGAACGGATCTAAAGGCACAATTACAACTAAAGCAATACCAAAAGGTAACCCGAATTGGGACGAGTGGATAGATTATTGGCTAGGGGACGGATCTAGTAAAGACTTTTACGTAAGAGAAGATGAGCCGGTTAACTTTCGTACGTGGCAAGGTTGGGGCAAAGACGGTATACAAAACTTTTACTATTTTAAAGCTAATATCTACGCACGAAAAAATAATAAGTATGACGATAAAGAGCTTAAACGTTTAATTAGCAACGCTAAGAAGAAAAAGCCTAAAACCAAAACTAAAACTAAAAATAAAAAGGCTTTTGTAATATGTATGAGCGATTGGCAAGTCGGTAAAGAGGGTAGCGAAAATATGTTAGAACGCTACTACGATAGCCTCGACGCTATAGCTAAACAAATAAAATTTCTTAAAAAGAAATATGAAGATCTAGATAAATTAATAATCGTAGGATTAGGGGATCTCGTCGAGGGGTGCAGCGGGTTTTATCCTATGCAACAATTTACAACCGTCTTAGATGAGCGCCAACAGAAAACATTAGCTAGACGTATGTTACTAGACGCTTTTAATAAATATAGTGATCAATTTAACGAGGTATTAGGCCTATGTTGTGCCGGTAACCACGGAGAAAAAAGAATAGGTACAAAAGCCTATACAACTTTTGGGGATAATAAAGATTTAGAATTATTCGACGAAGTAGCACAAGTTTTAAAAGCAGATCCAACAAAACAACACGTTAAATTTACGATCCCGGATAATAGTTTGGCGTATAGTGTAGAAGTCTTACCCGATGTAGTGTTAACCGTAGCACACGGCCACCAAGCTAAACGAGGAACGACACCGGCCGCTAGGGTAGAAAATTGGTTTAATAAAATGGCTAGTAAGCCGTCAAAAGGTGGATTTTATGCTACTAACATATTGTTAGTAGGCCACTACCACCACTTTTGGAGTAAAGAAAGCGAGAGGCTTTTACTAGGTACAACGACCCTAGACGACGGCTCACAATGGTTTGAAGAAAGCGGAGGAGAAAAAAGCGTACCGGGTATAACAACCCTAGTTTTACAAAGTAGAAAAAATTTACGAAAATGGAGTGATATAGAAATATTATGAGTACGAGAAGAGGTAGTAGTAATTGGTATTTAGAGAATTGGGCGAACGCCTTAGGTAATACCGAGGATCTAATAATTATAAATTTTAACGGTAGAGGTAGAGCAAGAATTAATAAAGCAGTATTGCCGGCCTTTACATTATTAAATATGTGCTTAGTAGAAGATGAGTACATAACGCATAGAAAAACAACCGGAGGTTATAACTTTAGAAAGATAGCTAATAGTAATAGGTATAGTTGCCACGCTTACGGTTTAGCAGTAGATATAAATTGGGATCTAAACCCGGTAACGAGGGACGGATCTACTAAAACAAATTTTAAAGATAGTACGATCAAGAAGATACTAGATATTAAAACCCAAGACGGTTTACAAGTATTTAGGTGGGGAGGAGATTATAGAAGTTATAAAGATCCTATGCACTTCGAGATATTTGTAACCCCGGAAGAATTAAATAAAGGGATCATACGTAAAAACTTCGATCAAAAAGAATATATTAAGTTAGGTTTATCGGTTAAACCATTAAGGAAAGGCGATAAAGGCGACGGAGTTAAATATATTCAAGAGCTTTTAAATAGTGTTTTAGATCAAACTTTAATTACCGACGGAGATTTCGGGAGCCTAACCCAAGCCTCCGTATTAGTTTTCCAAAAGAAAGCCGGTCTAATTGAGGACGGTATCGTAGGATCTAATACCTACTCTAAATTAATGGAGTTTAGAAATGCTAAAATAACAGAGGAAAGGAATAAGATTAATGGCAAATACAGGATCGAATAAAAAAGATTGGAAAAAGTATTGGTCTTTTATGCTTTCAAAAGCGTTTAGAACAGGCCTACAAAGTGCTATTTCTTTATACTTGGCTAACTCTAGTGGAATAATTGACGCCGACTTATTGCAACTCTTAGGCGTTTCATTTTTAAGCGGTTTTATTACCGTAGTGCAGCACGCCTTAGAACAATATAAGCCAAAACAAACTTATAATTAAAATAGAGTTAAAAATATAAATAGACTATATTAATTAAAAGTGGCTTAAAGAATTGCAACGCAATACAGACGTGAAAATACCCCCAAGTATAATCACGACCCTAAAATAGCCGGGATCCGCAAAACGCCCGGCTATTTTCTTTTTTTTAAATAAATACACGCTTTTTTAAATTTATACCCTATAATGGTTTTATAAGAAAGATACTTGGGAGGTAAAAAGTGAATTACACTTATCAACTAAAACATAAAAGGGTAGTTAATTGTAGATTTTGTAAAAGTAGCAAAATCGTTAACACCGTAGATTATCTAAATGAGATCCAACAAGTTAGTTGCTTAAATTGTAGATCTAAATATCGTCAACACGGTAGAAATTTAGAGATTGTAAGAGAGGGGGTATTAAATTGAGCTTTTATATAGAGCTAGATAAAGAAAAAACTATTATAAGAAAATATACTTACAATAGTTACGGAGGTGGAGTTGCTATTGGCACTACACCAACAATAGCGTATAGGATCATACTTAATTATTTTAAAGAGTATGGAGATCAAACTTTTACAGATTATTTAGTAACGGATCCTAATTTAGATTTTATAGAAATCTTTACGCAAAGTTATGACGAAGATAGTAACGAGTTTACTTATTTT